AGTCAACGGAGATGTAGATGAGTGAATACAAGTATTTCAAAAGAGAAGACTTCGCCTGCAAAGAGACAGGTGAGAACTACATCACAGAACGCTTCATAAGCCGCCTAGACGCCCTCAGAGACGTTTGCGGCTTCCCCTTTATAGTCACTAGCGGGTATCGCTCTCCTAAGCACTCACTAGAGGCTAAGAAGGCACAGCCGGGTACGCACACCCGAGGCATCGCCGCAGACATCCGAATCCGTAACGGCACAGAACGCCGCGTCATTGTTGAAGAAGCACTGCGTCTAGGCTTTGGCGGCATCGGTATAGCTAAGAGCTTTGTACACGTAGACATCCGCGACGACGCTCCTGTCATGTGGATGTACTAACGATGGATTTAGACATCTCATTACTGCCGTGGCAGCAAGAGGTCTGGGCAGACGACACACGCTTTCAGATCGTTGCCGCTGGAAGACGTACAGGGAAGTCTAGGTACGCAGCGTGGCGCCTACTAGTCAATGCACTGAGCAGCCAACCAGGACAAGTCTTCTACGTTGCGCCTACACAGGGGCAAGCAAGAGACATTATGTGGAACGAGCTGCTGGAACTAGGTGCTCCGGTCATCACAGGCAGCCACATTAACAACTTACAGATTAAGCTAGTTAACGGTGCCACCATTTCGCTAAAGGGTGGTGACAGACCGGAGACGATGCGTGGCGTGTCTTTGAAGTACCTAGTCTTAGACGAGTATGCCGACATCAAGCCAGACGTTTGGGAATCGATCCTCCGTCCCGCGTTGGCTGACCAGAAAGGTAAAGCCTTGTTCATCGGCACACCAATGGGCCGTAACCACTTCTACGATCTGTACAAGTATGGCGAGTTGGGAGACGACGTATCGTACAAGAGTTGGCACTTCACCAGCTATGACAACCCCATCCTAGACCCTGCGGAGATTAACGCAGCAAAGAAGTCTATGTCATCCTTCGCCTTCCGCACAGAGTTCTTAGCGTCTTTCGAGGCTAGGGGGTCTGAGATGTTCAAAGAGGATTGGGTTAAGTTTGATGAAGAAGAACCAGACGGTGACTACTTCGTTGCCATCGACCCCGCAGGCTTTGAAGAAGTTAACAAGGTTAAATCAAAGAACAAGCGCCTAGACCAGACAGCCATTGCCGTTGTTAAGATAACGCCAGAGGGTAAGTGGTGGATTAAAGACATCATACATGGCCGATGGGAGTTGAACGAGACAGCGAATAAGATATTTCAAGTGGTTAGGGATTATCAACCCATCTCTGTCGGCATCGAAAGAGGCATAGCAAGGAACGCCATAGTCTCCCCGCTGACAGACTTAATGAAGAAGCACAACACGTTTTTCCGCATAGAAGAGTTGACACACGGCAATCAAAAGAAGACTGATCGTGTTATGTGGGCTTTGCAAGGCAGGTTTGAAAACGGGATGATTGAGTTAAACAAAGGTGAATGGAACGCGCCTTTCATGGATCAGCTCTTTCAGTTCCCTGACCCGTTAACGCATGACGACTTAATTGACGCTCTTGCCTACGTTGATCAGCTCCATAAAGTAACTTACGTCTACGACGCTGAGTATGACGACTACGAAATCCAAGACACTGTATCGGGATATTAAAATGGATATGAAAGATAGCGAGAACTACGTTACAGAAACTTTAGAAGGCTGGGTAATGGAGAAGGCCGATAAATGGCGTGACCACTACGAGAATAACTATCAAGATAAGCACGAAGAGTACTACAGGCTGTGGCGTGGCATCTACGCCACTGAGGACAAGACACGCGACTCAGAGCGATCACAGATCATTGCACCAGCGTTGCAGCAAGCTGTGGAGTCTTCTGTAGCCGAGCTGGAAGAGGCTACGTTTGGACGAGGCAAAGTCTTCGATCTGACGGACGACTTAGCCGATGAAGAAGACGGCGACGTTGCCTTCCTGCGAGAGAAGCTGCATGAGGACTTTGCCAAGACTAAGGTTAGGAAAGCCGTTGCTGAGTGTCTCATCAATGCTGCTGTGTACGGCACAGGAATGGCAGAGGTTGTCATCGAAGAGATTAAAGAGATGGCACCGGCTACGCAGCCTATTATGGAAGGCACCCTACAAGCCGTAGGTGTTAACATTACAGATCGAACAGTGGTACGCCTAGTACCTATACTGCCACAGAACTTTCTCATTGACCCTGTCGCTACCTGCATCGAGGATGCCATAGGTGTGTGCATAGATCGCTATGTGCCAACACACTCTGTAGAGATTGAGCAAGAGAAGGGTGTCTATCGAGATGTGCCGCTCATGGGCGGTGACTGGGAAGACGACCTAGATGCTGACCAAGAGTTGACACATCAGCCAGAGGACAAAGTACGGCTAACTAAATACTTCGGGTTAGTGCCGCGCCATCTACTCATCGCAGCCTCTATGGAAGACGATGAAGAAATCATTATCCTTTCAGACGAAGCTAAAGACGATGACAGCTATTATGTCGAGGCCATCGTTATCATCGGCAACGGCGGTACGTTGTTAAAGGCAGAAGAAAACCCGTACATGATGAATGACCGTCCTCTAGTGGCTTTCCCGTGGGACATCGTTCCTAGCCGCTTCTGGGGTAGAGGTGTGTGCGAGAAAGGGTATAACAGCCAGAAGGCGTTGGATGCAGAGTTGCGAGCGCGTATTGACGCACTGGCCCTCACTGTGCACCCTATGATGGGTATGGACGCTTCACGGATGCCTAGAGGGTTTAAGCCGGAGATTAAGCCGGGTAAGATCATCCTCACCAATGGACGCCCTGACGAAGTGTTCTACCCGTTCAACTTTGGACAGGTTAGCCAGATTACGTTTGCACAGGCGGCAGAGTTACAGCGCATGGTGCAGATGGCTACAGGGGCTGTGGACAGTGCAGGCATTGCCGGTAGTATTAACGGTGAAGCCACTGCTGCCGGCATCTCTATGAGCCTGGGCGCGTTGATTAAGCGCCACAAGCGTACATTGATTAACTTCCAAGAAAGCTTCCTTATTCCTTTTGTTACCAAAGCAGCCCACCGTTACATGCAGTTTGACCCTGAGCACTACCCCGTCAAAGACTACAAGTTTAACGTGGTTAGCTCCTTGGGTATCATAGCGCGTGAGTATGAAGTGTCGCAGCTAGTGCAGCTTCTACAAACTATGTCGCCTGAATCACCCGTCTATAACACTATTATTCAGTCAGTCATAGAGAATATGAACCTGTCTAATCGTGAAGAGATGATTGCTTTGATTAAGCAGTCGCAAGAGAAGACGCCAGAGCAGCAGCAAGCTGAGCAAGAGGCACAGGCGCAAGCTAAAGCCATGTCTGAGGCGCAAGTGGCGGTGTTTGCAGGGCAGGCGCAAGAGTTCATTGCCCGCGCTAAGAAGTATGAAGCAGAGACTAAGGCAATCCCTGTTGAGTTGGAGACTGAGCGTGTCAAAGTTGTTGCTTCTATGGACACCGACGACGAGCGGAACTTCAATAATAGAGTGCAGATTGCAAAGTTGGCATTAACTGAGAGTAAACAAGGAGTATAACGATGTTTGTAAGCCTACGAGACATAGAACACCTAAGTGCTGAAATCAATACGTCTTATGAGAAGCTGAATAAGCGCATTGCCGCTCTGGAAGAGGCTGCGCTGGCCACTATGAAGCCAGCACCTAGCAAAGAAACAAGTAAAAGTCAAGGAAAAGACTTGACAAAATGAAATAAATGTGCTACAGTGGGGAATAATAATGATTGACAAAGAGCTGGAAATGTATTATGGAGCTATTAAAGAGCTTTGTAACAGCACCGGGTATAAAATCCTGTGTCAAGACTACACCGAACAAGCACTGAGTATTAACTCAATAGAACTCACCAAGGACGAGGCTGACTTGAACTTCCGAAAGGGGCAACTCAACGTCATTAACCACTTCCTATCCCTTGAACAGCAAATTACCGCTTTAGAAGAACAGCTAGAAGACGGAGACAGCAATGCTGAGAATCTTTGACTTCCGGTGTCTGAACAACCATGTCTTTGAAGCCTTCGTAGATTCGGAGTGCCGCGAGACAGAATGTACAGAATGTGATACTAAAGCAAAACGTATAGTCTCTGCCGTCAAAAGCGTCCTAGACCCCATTAGCGGTACCTTTCCCGGTGCCACTATGAAGTGGGCAAGGCATCGGCAAAAGACTATACAGCGCGAACGCAGAAACGCCGAATAACGGCCAACTTTCTGTTACCTCCACAATGACAAGTCACGGAGTTTAATAATGGCAGCATTTTTGCTTGATGAAGAAGAGCGTCTAGAGACAGACGAAGAGCAGCAGTTGATTCAGGACGAGTCAATCCAACCAGATGAAGATGACATCCCCGACAAGTACAAAGGGAAAAGTGTCAAGGACATCGTGAGGATGCACCAAGAAGCTGAGAAGCTGACAGGTCGGCATAGCTCAGAGATCGGGGAGCTGCGAAAGATTGTTGATGACTTCGTTGTTACACAGACACAACTCAAGACTGAAAAGAAGAAACCAGTTGACGACGTAGATTTCTTTACGAATCCGAGCGAGGCTGTAAAAGCGTTACTGGACAATGACCCACGTTTGCAAGAGGCCGAAAGAACCTCCTCGCAGTACCGACAAAGTACGGCAGTGAACGAGCTACAACGCAAGCATCCTGAGATGAGTACTATCTTGAGTGATGCAAAGTTTGCGGAGTGGATACAGGCGTCAAAGATCAGAACGCGCTTATATGAGCAAGCAGACAAGTCCTATGACTTAGACGCTGCTGATGAATTGTTTTCACTCTGGAAGGAGCGAACGCATTTGGTTAACACTACAGCCACCGCAGAGAAAAACAGCCGGAAGCAGACCATTAAAGCTGCTTCATCTGGAAGCTCACAAGGCATTGCAGACGGCAACAGTCGTAAAGTATATCGCAGAGTTGACATTATTAAACTAATGCGTGATGACCCAGATCGCTATGAAGCTCTCTCACCAGAAATAATGAGAGCCTATGCAGAGGGTCGTGTTAAAGGCTAAGGCCTTTAGGAGATATACAGAATGGCAACTTCAACTTTCCCAGCCACAGGCGGGTTTGTAGACAACACTAGCGCGGCAACGTTCATTCCAGAGATTTGGAGTGACGAGGTACGCGCTGCTTACGAGAAGAACCTAGTTCTTGCAAACCTCGTTAAAAAGATGACCATGAAAGGCAAGAAGGGCGATACTATCCATATCCCCGCGCCTATCCGTGGTGTAGCTAACGCTAAAGCTGAGAACACAGCAGTCACTGTTCAGAACAGCACAGAGAGCGAAGTAGTTGTTACTATTAACAAGCACTTTGAATACTCACGCATCATTGAGGACATCACAGAGACTCAGGCGTTGGCGTCATTGCGCCGCTTCTACACCTCTGATGCTGGTTATGCTTTGAGCCGTCAGGTTGATACCGACCTGTTCACGCTAGGCCAAACACTCGGTGACGGCACTGCTGGCGGCTGGGTTAACTCTGCATCGTTCTACGTTGACGCCTCTACTGGTCTCACAGCGTATGCAGTAGACACTGTTGTCACTGCTGACGTCTTCACTGACGTAGGCTTCCGCAATTTGATTCAGAAGCAAGACGACGCTGATGTCCCTATGGACAATCGTGTGTTTTGTATTCCTCCTTCACTGCGTAACGCTATCATGGGCATTGATCGTTATGTGTCTAGTGACTTCGTAGGCGGCAAGACTGTGCAGAATGGCCTCATTGGTAATCTGTACGGCATTGACGTATACGTCTCCACTAACTGCCCTGTGCTGGAAACAGCAGCAGAGAACGCAGCAGGCGGTGCTGTACGCGGTGCTATGCTTATCCACAAAGACACCTTCATCTTGGCAGAGCAGATGGGCGTTCGCTCACAGACTCAGTACAAGCAAGAGTTCCTAGGTAGCTTGTATACTGCTGACACGCTGTACGGTGTTAAGACCTATCGCCCTGATAGCGGCTTTGTATTGGCTGTAAACGGCTAAGCTTGACAACGGCGGCATAGTCTTCACAGGCTGTGCCGCCTTTGCTTTACCCTTCATAGCTTATAAAGAGGCTCCGCAATGCCAACCAAGATTATTATCAAGAATAGCTCCACAGCCGCTGCCGTCCCTTCGGCCTCTGACTTGGTTCAAGGCGAGTTGGCTGTCAACGTCACAGACAAGCGTTTGTTCACAGAGAACGCAGGCGGCACAGCCGTTGAACTCGGCACTAATCCATCAAGCATTACCACGGCCACTGCCACCGTCTCTGGTGTGTTGACAGGAAGTGGCACACAGAATCTAAACAATGCCGTTGTCACAGGCGGCACAGTTAACAACGCTGTCATAGGCGCTACAACCCCTCTAGCCATCACAGGCACTAACATAACCTCTACTACAGGGTTTGTAGGCAACGTCACTGGCAACGTCACAGGCGGCCTCACAGGTAACGTAGCAGGTAACGTAACCGGCAATGTAACCGGCAATGTAACCGGCAATGTAACCGGTAACGTTACAGCCGCTTCCGGCACTACAACTCTCAATAATTTAGTTATCAACGGCACAGTGGACTTCAATGCTGCCCGCCTAACAGACATAGGCACTCCTACAGCGCCTACAGACGCTGCCACTAAAGGGTATGTTGACACCGGCCTAGCTGACTTGGTTGCTTCGGCACCGGCAGCATTAGATACGTTAAACGAGTTGGCTGCTGCACTAGGCGACGATGCCGCCTTCTCCACTACTGTAACAAATTCAATTGCTACTAAATTACCACTAGCGGGCGGCACTATGACCGGCGCTATTGCTATGGGTACTAGCAAGATTACAGGTGTTGGCGACCCTACAGCGGCACAGGACGCTGCTACTAAAGCCTATGCAGACACTAAGCTACCACTAGCGGGCGGTACTATGACCGGCGCTGTGGCTATGGGCACTAACAAGATTACTGGAATGGGCGACCCAACAGCTAACCAAGACGCTACCACAAAGGTTTATGTTGACGGTATACTAGGCAGTGCTACAGCAGCGTCAACGTCGGCATCAAACGCTGCCACCTCTGAGAGCAATGCCGCTACATCAGCTTCTAATGCGTCTACGTCAGCCACTAATGCCAGCAACAGCGCAACAGCAGCGGCAGC